CGGTAATACCATACAATATATCAACAATTCTGGATTGACAACTACCTTGAACGCATCTTCGGGCGGAAATGTTCAAATATCTGATATTAATATTGATAGTGATGGTCTTCACATTTTAGTGAATCATAAAAATCATGGAATGTATTTTGATAGAAATTATGTTATCATATCAAATGCCCAATCTGATATTATACCAACAAAACTTTCTGTAAATTATGATTCTTCGTCAACTTCACCAATTCAAGTCGATAGTATTTCCAATTTTGGCACATTTGAAAATGTTGGAGTTGGAACCACAAATCTTGGTTATATTTTAATTGATGATGAAATTATTTCATATAGTTCTGTGTATGGATCCGTTATTGGTGGAAATATAACTAGAGGAGTTGATTCTACTTTATCCAAAAATTATCCTGCAGGAACTTTGGTTTACAAGTATGAATTGGGTGGAATTTCTTTGAGAAGAATTAATAAAACTCATAATTTAGAAAATGTAACTGTTTCGGATCCAATCACATTTGATTCATATAATATCAAGCTTGATATGGGTTCAAATGGAATTGGAAGATCAACAGGGGAAAGTTTCCCAATTCTTTATATGGGACAAACAAAATCTGCGGGTGGATATGCAATTAAAGCAACTCAAAATATTCCATTTGAAATTATTACTCCATTAATACAAAATGTAACTGTACAAGGAACATCTATAAATGCAGAGGTTAGAACAGTTACGGGATCTAGTATTAGTGGAAATGAAACTCCATTTGTAGATCAAGGATTTGAAATTGTTTCTTTAAATAAATCAAATTATTTAAATAGCCCCAGAATAGTTTGCTCTAAAATTAACGAAACAAATAACCTCAATAATCTTCCAGGAAACAAATCTCTAAATCTTAGAGTTAACTTAAACACTGTAGATTCGAGAGTAAGTCCTGCAATTGATACTCAACGAGTAAGTACGATCTTAACCTCAAATAGAGTAAACGATGTCATTTTAGATTTTGTAACTGACAATAGAGCAAATACGATCTCAAATGATCCTACCGCATTCCAATACTTATCTAAAGAAATTGTATTAGAAAATCCAGCATCATCATTAAAAATTATTGTTAATGCTCACACAAATTTATATTCAAATATAAGGGCATTCTATTCTATTAGTCCAACAGAAAACTTTACACCAATATTTGTACCTTTCCCCGGTTACAATAATATCGATCAAAGAGGACAGGTTATTGATATTGCAAACAATGATGGACTTTCTGATACTTATATTCCCCCATCAACATCCATAGGATTTTTGCCATCCGAAATTGAATATAAAGAGTTTACTTTTACGGCCGACCAATTACCTTCATTCAGATCGTATAGAATTAAAATTATAATGACATCAACAAATCAAGTTTATGTTCCTAGAATGAAAGATTTAAGAGTAATTGCCCTTGCATAATATAATATAATATAATTAAAATGGATTATTTAAAAGTAAATGGATACTCGCATCTTTATAGAGATCCAAGAACAAACTCTATTATAAATCGAAATATGTCAGAATATCAAGAGTATCTTTCTAGAAAAAATATGAAAAATGAAGAGCATCAAAAGATACAAAATCTTGAGTCAGATGTTGTTAATATAAAGAATGATCTTAGTGAGATTAAAAATTTATTAAGGAGTTTAATTAATGAATCCAGATGACATTCAACTAGAAAATTTGAGTAAAAGTTTTGAATATGTGAAAGCATGTGCTGAAATTGACAAAATTTATGACATTGAGGATATAAAAACAATTGCAAAATCTTACATGAAATTATATCTTAAACAACAAGAAGTTTTATGTGACTTGATAAAACTCGATTCATAAATATTTAAAAGTAGAAAGTATAAATGGCTCAACCATCTACTCGTCAAGAATTAATTGATTATTGCAAAAGAAAACTGGGTTATCCAGTTTTGGAGATTAATGTCGCAGATGAGCAAATCGATGATTTGGTAGATGATGCTGTTCAATTTTTTCAAGAAAGACATTTTGATGGAGTCTATCCGACTTTTTACAAATATCAAGTAACTCAAAATGATATAGACAGAGGTAGAGCTCGTGGGGGTAATAATGGTGGAGTTGGAATTGCTACTACAACTGCAACAGCAAATATAGTTGGAACAGCAACAACTTTTACCTATGAAGAAAACAGTAATTATTTACAAGTTCCTCCTAATGTAATTGGAGTAAATAAAATATTCATGTTTGATGGTTCTAATACCATAACTCATAATATGTTTAGTGTCAAATATCAATTATTTTTAAACGATATTTACTATTGGGGCACAACTGAACTTTTAAGTTATGCCATGGTTAAAACTTATTTGGAAGATTTGGACTTCTTACTCAATACACAAAAACAAATAAGATTTAATAAAAGACAAGATAGACTATATTTAGATATTGATTGGGGTTCCGTTAGGGGTGGACAATATTTTATCATTGATTGTTATTCTACACTAGATCCAAATGACTATTCAAGAGTTTGGAATGATTCATTTTTAAAACCGTACTTAACCTCACTAATTAAAAGACAATGGGGACAAAATTTGATCAAGTTTTCTGGTGTAAAACTGCCTGGAGGTGTTGAGCTTAACGGCAGACAAATATACGATGATGCTCAAAGAGAAATTGATATTTTGATGGAAAAAATGTCGAGTAATTATGAATTACCTCCACTTGATATGATAGGATAATGTTAAATCCTTTTTTTCTTCAAGGATCAAAAACAGAACAAAGTCTTGTTCAAGATTTAATCAACGAACAGTTAAGAATGTATGGTGTTGAAGTTTATTATATACCTAGGCAATACATTACTACAAATACAATAATAAGAGAGGTAATAGAATCAAAATTTAGTAACTCCTATCCAATAGAGGCTTATATAGAAAATTATGAAGGATATGGAGATAATACACAAATTTTGTCAAAATTTGGAATACAAGCACAAAATCAAATTATTTTAACAATTTCTAGAGAAAGATTTGAGTTTTATATATCACCACTAATTAAAAATGTTCCAAATATAAAGTTATCTACAAGACCTAAAGAAGGTGACTTAATTTATTTTCCTTTGGGAGATAGATTGTTTGAAATTAAATTTGTTGAACACGAAAAACCATTTTATCAATTACAAAAAACTTATGTTTACACTCTAACTTGTGAATTGTTCAGATACGAAGATGAAATTGTTGATACTGGTATTGAAGAAATAGATGATAATGCGGACAATAACGCAAATATTGAAACTCTTACTTTGGTTTCTTCTGGATCTACGGCTTTTGCATTTACTTCCATTCAAAATGGGTCTGTCACTTCTATTATAATAACAAATAGAGGAGAAGAATATACAACAACGCCAATCGTTGCAATCTCTTCATCACCAATTCCCGGAGGAACTGCGGTCGGAATTGCAACAATGATAGGGGGGATAGTTGATTGTAATGGGACGACATCATTAAAAGTTCAATCTGTTCAAATAATAAACCCAGGATATGGATATACAGTTGCTCCAGGAATAGCATTTATTGGTGGTGGAGGATCTGGAGCTGCTGCTACAACTAAGATATCTGATGGTGCAATAGGTATTGTTACTATAACTTCTGGAGGATCTGGATATGTAACTGCTCCATCGGTTACATTTAGTTCACCTGGAATTGGAACAACAGCAAGAGGAACTACAATAGTAAGCACTTCAGGAACTATTTCCTCAATATTAATTACTAATGCGGGATCTGGTTATACTTCTATTCCAAATATAACTATAGGTTCTCCTTATATGATTGGAATCGGAACCTTCATTAATAATGAAACAGTAACTGGATCTAGTAGTGGAACAACAGCATTGGTTAAAAATTGGGATGCTCCTAATGGAAAATTGGATATTTACAGAAAAAATGGTTATTTTACATCTGGAGAAACTATAGTGGGATCATCAAGTAGTGCAATTTACCAAATAAAATCTTCATCTACGTTTGCGGCTACCTCAGATTTATATCCACAAAACAATCAAATAGAAAATGTATCGGATGCAATTTTAGATTTTAGTGAGTCCAATCCTTTTGGAAACCCATAAATATAACTAATCGTACATATTAATCAAGATTCATCATGTTCGAGTACTTCTATCACGAAATATTGAGAAGAACAGTAATATCATTTGGAACTTTATTTAATAGTATTTCTATACAACATAAAGATTCAAATGGAAATGTTAGTAGTATGATTAATGTTCCTTTAGCATATGGACCAACACAAAAGTTTTTAGCAAGATTAGAACAATCTCCAGATCTCAATAAACCAATTCAGGTGACTTTACCAAGAATGTCATTTGAATTTGTAGGATTAAATTATGATGCATCTCGCAAAGTAACAACAACACAAACTTTTATAACTTCTAATGTTGACAATAAAACTGAAGTAAAAAAAGTTTACATGCCAGTTCCATATAATATGCAATTTGAATTGGGCATTTATACAAAATTGAATGACGATATGTTGCAAATTATTGAACAAATACTTCCATATTTTCAACCATCATATAATCTAACTGTAGATTTGGTTGATCAAATTGGGGAAAAAAGAGACATTCCAATCATAATAGAAAATATATCAATGAGTGATGATTATGAAGGAGATTTTACTACAAGAAGAGCATTAATTTACACGATTAGATTTACTGCCAAAACTTACCTATTTGGTCCAGTTTCTTCAAGTGCAACTAAAGATATTATTAAAAAAGTTTCTATTGGATACGTCTCTGGAGATACTACAAAAAATCCAACGAGAGATTTAACATATTCCGTTGAACCAAGAGCTATAAAAAATTATACTAATATAGTTACTACAAACTTAACATCTGATATTGGATTAGATACAACCAATATTTTAGTAAATGATGCTTCAAATATATCAGAAAATACCTATATTATTATTAATGATGAAGAAATGTATGTTGATAAAAAAACAAATAATAATTTAGTCGTAAAAAGAGGTGCAGACGGCACAACAATAACATCTCATGTTTCTGGGTCTGCTGTCAAAAAAATCACATCCACAGATAATTCACTTATTGAAATTGGAGATGATTTTGGATTTAGTGGAACTTTATGAAGATGGCAAAAAAATATGACAAATTAAACGATGCTTTTAATGTCAGTGGAGAAATAATTTCTACAGAAAAAGAAATTATATCATCAGAAATTGAAAAAACAGAATCTTCTCCCAATGAAGCTTCAATGGAAGATATTAAAAAAGATTATGAGTATGCTAGGGGAAACTTATATTCTCTAATAGAAAAGGGGCAAGAAGCTATTAATGGAATTTTAGAATTAGCACAAGAAAGTGAAATGCCTAGAGCATATGAAGTTGCAGGACAATTAATAAAAAATACTGGAGAAATAGCAGAAAAACTATTAAATTTACAAAAAACACTTAAAGATGTAGAAGAAGGTAATAAGCAAATTAAAGGGCCAACAACAGTTAATAATGCTCTTTTTGTTGGTTCAACTGCAGATTTGGCAAAGTTTTTAAAACAACAAACTCAAAATGAAAACGTTTAAGCAATTTCAAGAAGATTGGAACAATAAATATAAAAAGAGTATTGATTGCTCTAATCCAAAAGGATTTTCTCAACGTGCTCACTGTGCGGGAAGAATGAAAAGAGCAAAAGGTGAAGAAACTAAATCAAAACCGATTGAATAATGCCTCATCAGATCAAAACACATAAAACAGTTGAACAAATTGCAAAGAAACATCGTCTCGATGTATCTTTCATACAAAAGCAACTTGAAATGGGAGAACCAATCGAACACGAGCACACCCAAAATCATGATTTAGCAAGAGATATTGCACTTCAACATTTAGATGAAATCCCAGATTACTACACTCGTTTAAAAAAGATGGAAGCATCTGCCAAAAAAGAACACAAAAAGTTCAAAGATGTAAAAATTAATGAAGAAGGTCTTAGGGATTGGTTTGGAAAGTCTAAATCAAAAGATGGAAAATCTGGATGGGTAAATGTCGTTACGGGTGGAACATGTGCCAGTGATGAACCTGGAGAGGGTGTTCCCAAATGTGTTTCTTCAGCAAAAAGAGCAAGTATGACTCCAGAAGAGAGACGATCTGCAGCAAGAAGAAAAAAAGAAGCAGATCCTGGACAACAACAAAAAACAGGTGCTACAAAGCCAACATATGTTTCTACAGATAAACCTAAAAAGAAAATGAACGAAGAAACAGACAAAAAAGGTAAAGGTAGTGGCAAAAAAGATGCTTGCTATCATAAAGTAAAGTCTAGATATGATGTTTGGCCAAGTGCATATGCTTCTGGAGCACTGGTTAAATGCCGTAAGGTTGGTGCTGCAAATTGGGGAACGAAATCAGAATCAACCATGAACGAAGAAGAAAGATATTGTCCTCTATGTGATAAAAGAGAAACGAGATCCGAATGTTCCTATGGTGGTAAGGCATGGGATAAAGTCTCTGTAAAAGATCATGAATATTCAATGGTTCGTTCTGAACTTGAAACACTGATGAATGCTGCACAAAGACTTAAGGCAAAAGTTGAAAATGGTGAGGGCAGTTTAGAAGCATGGGTTCAATCCAAAATTACCAAAGCAGCAGATTATATTGATACCGCAGCAGATTATGTTGCAAGTGGGGAAATGAAAGAACAAAAATTAACTGATAAAATTATCGATGAAATGAAGTGTTGGCCTGGATTTAAGAAAAAGGGAACTCAAACCCTTTTTGGTAAAAAATACAATCGTTGCGTTAAAAAAGAAGACATAACAATTGAAGATGCTAATGGAAATACTTTTGCTGAAGTTGTAGATTTAATTAAACCCGAACCAATCAAAGGATTTAAATCTCAAATTGAAGAAGTAACACGTCTTCAATCACAATCAGGAAATATTATCGCAATTACTTTACTTTGGAGAGGAAAATATTACGGTATTAGAATGTTTTTTCCGCAGATAAAAACTCCGTCTCGTCAAGAAGTGAATGATGAAATTCAAAAAGTATATCCTGGAGCAAAGGTAGTATTTCACTCAATTTCAGAATTTACTCCAGGACAACCTTTAATTCAAGCAGGATTTCAAGGTGGAAATGCCGGAAAACTTGGTTTTAATAAAAACTATGTAAAACCTATGGGAGAAGAAATTGAATATGAAAATATTGAAGAGGACTGGCAATCTGTAAATCGTAAAGATAAAACTGATGGATTAAGTCCTGCCGCAGTAAAAGCATATCGTCTTGAAAATCCAGGTTCAAAACTTCAAACGGCAGTGACTGAGAAAAATCCAACTGGTAAAAGAGCATCTCGTCGTAAGTCATTTTGTCGCAGAATGAAAGGTATGAAATCAAAACTAACTTCAGCAAAGACTGCAAGAGATCCGGATAGCAATATTAATAAAGCACTTCGTCGTTGGAATTGTAACTAATAAGATAATATGAGTGACGTATATCTTGGTAATCCACTATTAAAAAAAGCAAACACTCCTATTGAATTTACACAAGATCAAATTATAGAATTTCTTAAATGTAAAGATGATCCTGTTTATTTTGCCAAAAATTATGTAAAAATTGTTACTCTAGATAAAGGATTACAACCGTTTAGACTCTACCCCTTTCAAGAAAAATTAATCAATAACTTCCATCAACATAGATTTAACATTTGTAAAATGCCACGTCAGACGGGTAAGTCTACAACTGTGGTATCTTTTCTTCTTCACTATGCCGTATTTAATGATAATGTAAATATTGGCATACTTGCAAACAAAGCAGCAACTGCTAGAGAACTATTAGACAGATTGCAAACAGCATATGAAAACTTACCAAAGTGGATGCAGCAAGGTATCATCTCTTGGAACAAAGGTTCTCTTGAACTTGAGAACGGAAGTAAGATCTTGGCTGCTTCTACTTCTGCTTCTGCGGTTCGTGGTATGTCATTCAATATTCTATTTTTGGACGAATTTGCTTTCGTCCCAAATCATATCGCAGATTCATTCTTTGCATCAGTTTATCCTACAATTACTTCGGGTAAAAGTACAAAAGTAATTATCGTTTCAACACCACATGGTATGAATCATTTTTACCGAATGTGGCACGATGCAGAAAAAGGTAAAAATGAATATGTATTTACTGATGTTCATTGGAGTGAAGTTCCGGGAAGAGATGAGGCATGGAAAGCACAAACTATTGCAAACACTTCCGAACAACAATTTAAAGTTGAGTTTGAATGCGAATTTTTAGGATCTGTAGATACTTTAATTGCACCATCTAAACTAAGAAACCTCGTATACGATGCCCCTAAGACCCGTAGTGCTGGTTTAGATGTTTATGAGGATCCTTTAGAAGATCATGATTATCTTATCACTGTAGACGTTGCTAGGGGTGTTGGGAATGATTATTCAGCCTTTACTGTAATTGATATAACACAATTTCCACATAAGGTTGTAGGAAAATATAGAAATAATGAAATTAAACCTATGCTTTTTCCGAGTATTATTGAAGAGATTGGAAAAAATTATAATGAAGCATATATTTTGTGTGAGGTAAATGACGTTGGAGATCAAGTAGCTAGTATTCTTCAATATGATTTGGAGTATAAAAATCTTCTTATGTGTTCTATGAGAGGTAGAGCAGGACAAATTGTAGGACAAGGATTTTCTGGGAAAAAAACTCAACTTGGAGTAAAAATGTCCAAGACGGTTAAAAAAGTTGGATGCCTCAACCTTAAGACAATGATTGAAGAAGATAAATTATATCTAAACGATTATGAAATCATATCCGAACTTACAACATTTATTCAGAAGCACAATTCATTTGAAGCAGAAGAAGGTTGTAATGATGATCTTGCAATGTGTCTTGTAATTTATGCCTGGTTAGTTGCACAAGATTATTTTAAAGAACTTACTGATCAAGACGTTAGAAAAAGATTATATGAAGAACAAAAAAATCAAATAGAACAAGACATGGCACCTTTCGGATTTGTTTCTGATGGTTTAGATGATACAAGTTTTGTAGATGAAGATGGAGATAGGTGGTTTTTAGATGAGTATGGAGATCGTTCTTATATGTGGGAATACATGTAAAATGGAATTAGATAAACAAATACGGTTAGGTCATTTATTATTTAATGACAGAAAATGCAGAGTATGTGGAGAAATAAAAAATTTAGTAGATAGTTTTTATAGAACTCATAAAGAAAGAGGATCTGTTGCATCTTCGTACTCATACGAATGTAAAGAATGTACAATAAAAAGAATTGTGGTTGGAAAAAAAACTGCAAATCAACACATTTATTGGGAATATCCAGATTGGTAGTTGTTCACCCAAGATTTCCCCACTGGAAATAAAAAAAATAATAAATATTTTCTAGATAAACTGACTCGGAGAAACAAACATGGCGACTCCTCAATTATCTCCTGGTATAATTACGAGAGAGGTTGACCTTACTGTTGGGAGAGCTGATAATGTATTAGCAAATGTTGGCGCAATTGCTGGTCCATTTTCAATTGGCCCTGTGGAGCAAGCAATTGACATTGCAACAGAACAACAATTAATTAATACATTTGGAAAGCCAATTTCAACAGATACTCAATATGAGTATTGGATGTCCGCATCATCATTCTTGACTTATGGTGGTATTTTAAAAGTTGCTAGAGTTGATGGGGCATCTTTAAACAACTCAAATGCGGGAGTAGGAGCTGCATATACTACATCAGCAAAAGTTAAAAATTATGATGATTATAATTCAAACTACTCATCAGATTCAGTAAATTTTACATATTCTGCAAAAAATCCAGGAACTTGGTCAAATGGTCTAAAAGTATGTTTCATTGACGATTTGGCAGATCAAGTTATTGGTATTACCACAACAAGTTTAAATGCGCTTGGAGCTGCTATTGGTTATGGAGTAACAACAGCACTTACAGGTAGTGTTGCTGGTGTTGGCACTGTAACTACTCTAGATGGATATTTGAAAGGTATTATTACTGGAGTATCGACAGATGCAACTAATGGAAATAGCACAATTTCTGTAAAGATTGTATCCAGAGTATCTGGACTTGGAACGGAAACTTTAATTGATTATGCAGAGTCAAATGCAGCATCATCTTTTCAGGCATCAAATGTTCTTTCTTTTGTTAATAATTCGGGAATAACGAGCACAACAACTACGTCTGCAACGACAGTAACTGATTGGTATAATCAACAAACCCTAGGATTAACAAACTCAACAATTTACTGGAAACAAATTGCACCCAAACCAATAACGAATGCATATTCTGTCAATAGAAATGGGCAAAATGATGCAATGCATGTTGTTATTGTTGATGATACCGGATCAATTACGGGAGTTCAGGGAAATATTTTAGAAAAGCATATTAGTATTTCTAAATCCACTGATGCTGTATCTGCGGTAAATTCCCCACAAAAAATTTGGTATAAAAATTATCTTGCAGATTTTTCAAATTATGTTTATGCAGGAAGAAATCCTTCATCTGCACAAGATGATTATTGGGGAACTACTCCAATAGCTACTGGATTTTCAACTTCATACACTCCATATACTACTGCTCAAGGACTTTGGGGGCAAAGTGCTCAAGGAATAGTTTTCAGTGCAATTGGTAACGTAACTTATTCATTAACTGGTGGTGTTGATTATTCATCGTCAGGTGGAATGACTGCAACTTTAGGAGATTTGTCAACTGCATATGATTTATTTGCAAATAAAGATGAAATTCAAGTCAATTTCTTGATTGGTGGGCCTGGATTAACAAATGAATTTGATTCGCAAGCAAAAGCAAATAAACTTATTTCTATTGCCGAAAGTAGAAAGGATTGTGTAGCTGTTATTTCCCCACATAGGGCAAATGTTGTTGATGTATCTTCAACATCTACTCAAACTTCGAATGTCATTAAGTTTTTTAGTGCATTATCAAGTTCCTCCTATGCAGTTTTTGATAGTGGATACAAATACACTTATGATAGATTTAATAATCTTTTTAGATATATCCCATGCAATGCCGATATTGCTGGGTTGATGGTGAGAACTGACATTCAACAGTTCCCATGGTATTCTCCTGCAGGTCAACAGAGAGGAGTATTAAATAATGCAATCAAATTAGCATTTAATCCCTCAAAAGATCAAAGAGATTCTCTTTATGCCGCAAGAGTTAACTCAATCATCAATCAACCTGGATCGGGAGTTATTCTATTCGGTGATAAAACAGCTCTTGCCTATGCATCTGCATTTGATAGAATAAATGTTAGAAGATTGTTCTTGACCGTAGAAAAGGCACTTGAAAGGGTAGCTCAATCTCAACTCTTTGAATTTAATGATCAAATAACAAGATCCAATTTTATTAACGTTGTTGAACCATTTTTACGTGATGTTCAAGCAAAACGAGGTTTGTTTGATTTTAGAGTTATTTGTGATGAATCAAATAACACTCCAGATATTATTGATAACAATGAATTTAGAGCTGATATTTTCTTAAAACCAACCAAATCAATTAATTATGTAACTCTAACCTTTGTTGCTACTCGCACGGGAGTTAGCTTTGAAGAAGTAACTGGTAGAGTTTAAACTTTATAATTAACTACACAAGGAGGACTCTAAAATGGCTAATCTCAAAACTATCTCTCAATTTAAATCCAAGTTAGCTGGTGGTGGAGCAAGAAATAATTTATTTGAAGTAAATATTAACAACTTCAAGTTTGCTACACCAGCATGGGATAATGATACTTTCCAATTTCTTTGTAAAGCTGCTACCTTACCAGCTTCAACTTTAGGTGTTGTTGAAGTTCCTTTTAGAGGAAGAACCTTAAAAGTTGCTGGTGATAGGACATTTGATATTTGGTCAGTAACCGTGATCAATGACGAAGATTTTAAATTAAGAACTTCATTTGAACAGTGGATGAATGGAATTAGTAAACTAAGTGATGCAAGTGGTGCTACTAATCCAATTTCCTATATGGGAAATGCACTCGTTCATCAACTTGGAAGAGGCTATAATAAAGGCGCAAATTCTACGGGTAACACTGGATCTGGTGATGGTAGTGGTGGACAAAGTGGTGTTAAGCCATTAAGAACATATTACTTTGATGGTATTTTTCCGACAAATATTGGAGCAATAGATTTATCATATGATACAAGTGATGCTATAGAAGAATATACAGTTGATTTCCAAGTCCAATACTGGATTGCCGGTTCAGAATCAACTACAGGAAATCCATCTGACGCAACTAACATTTCTATTCTCTGATAAATAGTCGAATAAAGAATGAGTTAAAAAATAAATTATGGCAAAACTTTTTGGTTTTTCAATTGAAGATAACGAACCACTATCCCCAAGTATAGTTTCTCCCGTTCCTCCAAATAATGAGGACGGGAGTGATTTTTATTTAAGTAGTGGATTTTTTGGTTCTTATGTGGACATTGAAGGTGTATATAGAACTGAATTTGACTTAATTAAAAGATATCGTGAAATGGCTCTTCATCCTGAGTGTGATAGTGCTATTGAAGATATTGTGAATGAAGCTATTGTATCTGATACGAATGATAGCCCAATATCAATCGAACTATCGAATTTGAATGCAAGTGATGGGATTAAGAAAAAAATTAGAGAGGAATTTAAACATATTTTAGAACTTTTAGATTTTGATAAAAAATCTCATGAAATTTATAGAAATTGGTATGTTGATGGAAGACTTTACTACCACAAAGTTATTGACTTAAAAAATCCTCAGGCGGGTATTCAAGAACTGAGATACATTGATGCATTAAAAATGCGTTATGTAAGACAGCAAAAGCAACCAGAAAAAGAAAAAAGACAATATCGATTGGCAAATGTCAATAACAATGATCCGATGAATTATGAATTCCCGGAAATTGAAGAATATTATGTTTATAATCCAAAAATGACATATCCAACCACTAACCCATCATCAATGGGAGGCACCGGAGGAATTAAGTTTTCAAAAGATTCAATTACTTATTGCACATCTGGACTTGTAGATAGAAATAAAGGTTCAACTCTTTCTTATCTCCACAAAGCAATTAAGTCTCTCAATCAACTTCGTATGATTGAAGACAGTCTGGTTATCTATAGACTGTCTCGTGCTCCAGAGAGAAGAATTTTTTATATTGATGTTGGCAATCTCCCAAAAGTAAAAGCAGAGCAATATCTCCGTGATGTTATGATGCGTTATCGTAACAAACTTGTTTATGATGCAAATACTGGGGAAATTCGTGATGATAAAAAGTTTATGGCAATGCTTGAGGACTTTTGGTTGCCTCGTAGAGAAGGTGGTCGTGGCACAGAGATCACAACTCTTCCTGGTGGACAAAATCTTGGAGAAATTACTGATATTGAATATTTTAAGAAGAAACTCTATCGTTCTCTAAATGTTCCACCATCAAGAATGGATGGAGAAGGTGGATTCAATTTAGGTCGTTCATCAGAAATTTTAAGAGATGAAGTTAAGTTCAGCAAATTTGTTTCTCGTTTGAGGAAACGTTTTTCATATATGTTCAGTGATATGCTGAAGACTCAACTTATTCTCAAAAATATTATCACCCCAGAAGATTGGGATTTGATGGACGAACATATTCAATATGATTTTCTTTATGATAATCATTTTGCAGAACTTAAAGATGCTGAACTTTTAAATGAAAGATTAAGTATGGTTCAAGTTGCAGAACCATATGTAGGTAAATACTTCTCCCAAGATTATGTAAGAAGAAAAATTCTTCGTCAAACTGATGAAGAAATTCTTGAGCAAGATAAAATTATTAAAAAAGAAATTAAAGATGGTATTATTCCGGATCCAAATATTCCCGTGGATCCAACAACAGGAATGCCTTTAGGACCTGAAACTGCACAGATGGATTTAGGAAAACCAGTAATGGAACCAAATCTCGATTCCCAAGGTGCAGCAACAGAAGTAAATGCGAAAGTTGCTGAAATTCCTAAGGGTGGTGTAATTTAATAAATAAGAAAGAAACTTACTTGAAGGAATACAAATGGAAATGGATGATTTAATGGATATGATTGCGGCAGATGAATCGCCATCAAATATTAGTGATAAAATTAAAGATTTACTTTTTGCAAAATCTGCAGAAAAAATTGATGCATTTCGACCTGTTGTATCAGCATCGATGTTTGGAGAAAATGAAACAGAATATGAAGATGAGGAATAAATGAAATCTTACAAACAGTTTATGTCGGAATCGGTAAATATTTCTGGAGATTTTACCGGTAACCTTTACATCAACTCTCACCAAGAGCAACCGCAGCAAGTTGGAGAAGAATATGTAGCCGATATAATGTGGCATGGAAATTTTTATAGATTAGATCTAGTAACAAAAACTGGAATTCCTTCAAAACAAGATTTGGGTGAACAACTTCAAAAAGAATACCCAGGAGCAATAGTTCATAACATTTACCCAACAGAAGAAAAAAACCTTAATATCAAAACTTCAAAAAGATATCACCCATCAAAATTGGAATGGATTGATTAATAATGGCACAGTGGAATAAGAAAACCCAGGACTTTCTAGATCAAGAAAGAAGTCTCTTTGAGGTTTTTAATATCGCAGATCATTGGGGAAACCAGACGGATTGGAGACCTCAATTTACTGGTAACAATCGTCTCAAAATTGCTCCATTCCAAACAGTCTTCTTCAACACTTTCCAGTATGGAAAGGAAACTGATGTATGGGACGAAAGAGTAGTTGGAGTTGGAACTGCAACTCATAATGTAGCATCAAGCAATATCATAATGGAAGTTGGTTCTACTGCTGGAAGTAAAGTCATTCGTCAAACCAAACAGGTAATGAGATACATTCCCGGTAGAAGTGCAACTCTTGCATTTGCAATTCGTCTTGATACTCCACAGGTAGGTATTCGTAGAAGATTTGGATTGTTTGATGATAATAATGGTATATACTTTGAGGATGATGGAGGAACATACTCGTATGTAATTCGTAGCAGCGCATCAGGAATTGTTACTGAAAGAAAAGTAACTAGAGATGATTGGAATGGTGAAAAGTTTGATGGTAATGGATACACTGGAGTTACTGCAGATCCAACAAAACAACAAATGATCTCCATCAATTATGAATGGTATGGTGCTGGAATTGTAGAATTTGCCTGGTTGATGAAGAATGAAACTATTCCAAGTCATACTTTTGATAATGCAAACACTAATGATAGGGTTTGGTGTTCTACTCCATTCTTACCAATCAGAGTTGAGATAGAAAATGTAACTGGTGTTGCAGGAACTCATTATCTTTATCAAGGTTCCAATTCTCTTATTCAAGAAGGAGAACCAGAAAAACTTGGAATTCTTGAGAGTATCGCAAATCCAATTACAGGAACAACGATGCCTCTTGCAAATACATTCTATCCAATTATAAGTCTTCGTCTAAAATCTAGTAATCTAGGTGCGGTGATGCTTTTGAGATCATTACAAGCAGCAACGGATGATAATGCAAATGTCTATTGGAAACTTATTGAAAATGCAACAAATACAGGCGGAACTTGGGTAGATCATCCAGATCCAAACTCCTTTATGCAATATAATATTACTGAAACTGCAACGACTGGTGGAAATACTCTTTTGAGTGGTTTTGTAATTAATGGTAATGGTACATTAGTTGATCTTGATGTTAGAGCAGCACTTCAGATAGGTAGAAGTGGTATTGGAACAATCAGTGATACTTATACTCTTGCTTCTGCAAGTCCTAGTACCAATAAGAAAGCACTTGCGGTTCTGAACTGGATTGAACAAAGATAAACAATAAATAACTAAAAGTGTATTATTAAAATAATGGCTCATAGACCAGTTGGGGCTGGATCCTCATTTGCATTCACTGTCGGAACTGCATCAACATCATCAGCATTTTCAGTTCAATCAAGTG